CGTACCAGTAACAGCTCCATACTTAACATTTCCATCCTTATCTTTACTTTCACGAAGCAGCTCGCGACCACCGCATTCGGGTTTGATAGGGCAGAATAAACCAACGCGTCCGATGAATTCAGGGGTGTCTCCCTTTTTAACAACCATCTCCTCACCAGTGGTAGGGTCGATCATTGTAACTTCCTCATCGGGGTCATTGTGCTTCAAATATAAAGCTGTTGTAACGGACTTGGTCTCACACATATCTTCAAATAAGATAGGCTCTTTGCTGAATAACTTCTTGAATACGTAAGGAACCTGGAACTGTGTACCTGTAGCTGTCCACTCTCCAGCGTGCTTACCATCCTTATACTTGGCGATATAAACAGCATCATTAACCAAGCACATTCTATCGTACGTAGCCTCATGCTCGAATGTATATCCATACTGCTTACCATAATCCATAACAAACTGGATGATTTCAGGTGTAGCGTTAGGAATCTTAATCGAGTCTGTCTTGATATGAGCCACTGTGAAGCCACGCGTCTGTACCTCGTGCTTAAGGTTAATCATAAACAATGCTCCACGTTTAGCTACGATATTGTCCTTGTTACGAATATCGCGGAAAGCGTTATCGAAGTTAGCAGATGTCAAACCGTATACTGAGTTAATCGCTATCTTCAGAGCTCCAGCCAAAGCGGACGCAGTGTCTTCGTCTGTTAAGTATTTAGCCAATACGCCATCAAGCAAAGTTCTGGCTTTATCGAAGTCTTTATGTTTGATTGCAAGTCGAGCTTCAACGATTTCTTGGAATCGCTTTGTATATACCTCGCCGAAGAGTTTCTCAGCGATGATGCTGCTCGGATGCATTGATGCGACGTCGAGTAAGGCGACATTCGTGTACATACCGGGTTCGGAATATACATAACCGCCCTCACCTACAATTTCTCCTCTATAAGTGGACTTACCGGCCTCGTATTTGTAGCCAGGGAATATAGGTCTTCCTTTAGAGTCGAATACTGTATGATCGTCTCCGAAGTTAACATACATTGCCTCGTCGGACATTGTGAATCCGCTAGCAATCGCGTTAACATCACCCATGTTACGGTAGTTGAACTGTTCCTGGGGTCTACGATTCTTACCAAATATAAATCTGGTTGTAAGGGTGTTTGTAGTGTCGTTAACAGACAGTCCTGCGACGTCGGCCAGAATCTGTCTTGCTATAAAGTCTGCTTGTGTAGCGTCGAATACTGCTTCGGTAGCGATTACGTCGTTATCACAATATTCTGCAACTTTAACCCACAACTCTTTAGGAACTGGCTGATCCCAAGGTAAACCTAACTCTTGGTGATGAATGCCTAACTCGATTTCCCATTTCTTCAAGCTCTGCTTTTTGGATGAGTAATCGTAAATATCCGTATAAGAAAGGTTATAAGCTTCACTAAAGAAACCATTTCCTTCAGTGATTATTTTCTGAGATAAGTTATACAAATCTTCGTTCGTATATCCCATCAAAGCTGCATATAGAATGTGGTTATCGTATCGCCTACAGTTAAAACCGACCAATCGGAAACGAAGAAGGTCTTCAATATCAGATTGACTTGGGTTTATCATTCGAACTACGGTTTTTCCTTTTCCTTGAATCTTCCAGTTTACAAGGAACAAGTTTGGGAACACCTCGACGTCATAGAACACGATTGGTGCTTCGTCGTTTAAGACATTTGGAGATGGTTCCTCAGATTTAAATTTCATGTCACCGACCTTTTTGATACAGTAGTCGGCTTGGTTTGTGCTTCCCGCTGCGAAAGCTAATACCGCATTATACATATCACTGACATCATATTTCAAATCGCCAGCGTATGCATCCTCCAGTATCTGATATATAAAATCAACAGAAGGTTTAGTGGCCTGATGGTACTCTTTACCGAGGTTTCTTTTTATCAGTGTTCTTATAGCCTTCTCATTGTTTATAGCTTCGAAATTTGCCATTTTATCCTCTCCTTTCAAAGGTAATCCAGAGCTTATAGTGGCTATAGGCAAGTCGTTACATTTGGTAAGTTTTCTTCGTAATGAGCTGTTGCCTTTGAACACTTTAACTTCAATATTGTCATCATAAACGTAACTAAGTCTCGATACGTCTCCTGTATAAATATAATGCAGGTGTATTCCTTGTCCGCTTTTACTAAGTTCAGCATATGTAGGAGGCCATTTACTCGCCTCTTCAAGATTAAGTGCTAAACATTTATTTCCGTCCTTATCTTTGATATCAAAATCTATGACTATGTGTTGCTCGGGTACTCGTGAGAAATGTAGTTTGGAAGTATCAATTTCAGATAACTTCGTTTTAGTTTTTTCCCACTTCATACCTGGCGTCTCGTTAGCGGTCGCATATTGAGCCAGACAGTCAGCACATTCTTTATCGAATATCGACTCGACTTTCACTCCCTCTATGAGATTTGCAAGCCATCCTTTTCTATCTTTCTGTTCGGGCGGATCTTCTTTCTTAGGCTTACTATCGGCAGCTTCGAATTTGTCAGTTCTGAAACCTTTATAGTAAGAGCGAGCTCGGGAACCATCATCGAAATTAATTCGGTCACTAAACTCCCAGAAGTAGTTTTTAAGCTCTTCTTTGAAATTTCTTTTAGAGAAAGGATAAGGTATTTTAGCCTCATCGCAGTAGGTTTTGTACATCTCCCATGCGGCGGACAACGTCGTTCCATCTTCTTTTTTGAAAACATGATAGTTATCAACTATGAAGTTATAGAAGTCGTTGGATGCGCCCATCATGGCTGTTGGAGTATAATCATCATATCGTCCGGGATCACTCAAATACACTTCTTTACAGTGATTAGCAATCGCACCAAGTTCGAATGTGACTTGCTTCATGATCGTCTTATACTCTCTAGGACTCAATTTTTCACCGGATGGAGTTACGTCTATTAATCGTCTTATAAGACCCGATTTAGCGTCCGTAATTCTTACTGGTTTATTCGTTCCCATAAACAGGAAACACTTGAATCTATTTGTATATGTGCCTTTGTATTTCTCATTAACAGGCATTTCTTCATGAGAAACCAAACTGTTTAACACGGTATTATCTTCGATCCTCGACAGATCGCCGTCGTGCTGAATAGCTACCAAAGGGTTCTTTTTAAATGGTTCCAACGCAAATTGATTGGTTCCAGATCCGAGAGCTTTAGCGTCAAACACAGCATAATAACCCTCGAATAGTTGCTGAATAATATTCAAGATGGTCGATTTACCCGTTCCAGCAGCGCCATATAGAACCATAAACTTTTGAATGTATTTTGATTCTCCTGTCACTATGGCGCCTATAGCCCACTCGATCTTTAATCGTTCCTCCTCAGAATATAAAGTCGATATGAGCTTCTTATAAGCGGGGCAATCGCCATCTTCAAGTGGATAATTGAGCCTCTTACTAGCATAGTCTTTTTTATTAGGTTCAGAATTTGAAAACATAAGATTCTCATCAAGCATTTCATAAGAATCTCGCATCTGCTTCTGACAATATCTATGCCAAGCATCAATCATTCCGGATTCCGAGTCCCACATGTGCAAGACTCGAATATTACTATTAAATTTATCGCGGTTCGCTTCTACGTACTTATCTAACTCGCGATCTATCAATTGAAGAGCATCTTGCTCATTCGTAGACCACAAGCCTAGTTCTTCTAACCAAATAGCATAGAAGTCACCGCCTCGAATCATTAAATCAGAACTTTTAGGATATAATCGAAACCTAGGGTATATTTCTATTCCGTTTTTAGTTGGACGTGTTGAAATTATCAAAAAATCAACCATCTATATTTAATCCCCTTTCGTTCGCTTATACTCCTTCATTTTCTTTTTCATTGTCGTTCTCTCCTTTTCTATTTGTTAGAATATAAATTCGTCCAGATACCAACACATTTGACGCCAGATACTCACGTTTCTAAGATCTATACTAGTCTTTTTTAGCGTGAATAATCCGCCTTTTCCATTCGGCTCATACTCATGTTTTAGAAATCTATCAATAACTTGATCGACTTTATCGACGTCGAAACGCATATCATTCATAGATCCCAAACCGAGGCTGACTATCATACTCCAGAACCACTGTCCAGTCCTATCGCCGATAGCTGCATCGTCCATGGTTTCCTCACACTTAATAGCGAGAGCTACCATCATTTCCAACATGCTACACGGGCCTTCAAGAATATCAAGAATCTCATCACTGACATCTGCATAACCTTCAACCCAAGCGAATCTATATCGCAGGTCGCAACCCGCTTCTGCTCGGTTTAGGTCGTCCAGATGCCTTCTTGAAGGTTTGAACTCGATATTGTGCAAATGTGATAATAGTTTAATAAAACTATACGGTTCTGCGAATTTATCATCGTGAACTATTTCGAAAAGCCAATCGAAGTATTCATCTCTAATATCATTTCGCAAAATTATTCCTCCGTTGAACGAGGATGCTCACGCCATTGCAAATCGGCATAGTTTTCAGGATTGAGTAGGATCTCGTAATCTCTCTTCAAGTTATCGTTTCTAACATGAACAGAATCGTCCTCATGTACTCCGAAATGATTTAGCGCATCCGGTCCGATAATATCCTCGATGTCTTCATCTTCGATAACGAGACCCATATCGTCGGTAAGAACGCCGTCTTGATAATAAGTAAGACTTACTATCTCATAACCGGTTTCACCTATCTCTTCGGGAATGATTACATAAGGCTCGATAATGTTTACTGAATCTTTCTCTTCGTCAACTGTGTCAGTTCCTGAATATCTGGAAGCAATACTTGCATATTCTTCGAATTCGGGATCTATTTGCTCTGGCTCCTCATGTTCATTTTCTTTTTTATTATCAAGTCTTGAACGTACTTCTCTGTAAGAATCGATCTCTTCTTGAGCGATGCGTTCGTACTTATCTTTTAATATCTTCCAAGAAGCAGCCACACCAGCAGCTGCTCCCAAGGAAAATGCTATAAAGTATTTTATTGAGTTATTCATTTTCTTCTCCTTATTTTACATCAAAGTCGAATGGAATATAAAGTTCCGTACCGACATACACGCCTTTGATCAGTTTCAGATCGACAAGCGATTTTATAGTTGCTGGTCCAACTCCCATTTTCAGAGCTGCTTCTTCAACAGTCAAAAAACCTATAAAAGTACCACTCTCAAAAACAGGCTTATCTTCGAGACGATTTTCAAGAATATAAACTATCAAATCTCTACCAGTCATTAGATCACATCCTTTTAAGTGATAAATGTGTCCATTCTGGACTTTCTATTGTTGGCGGAACAAGCCATGGAAAGTCTAGCGAATCCCGCCAAATATTTCCCGATAGTGGACTATCGAGTCCAGCCATTCAAGGCATCATGTGAAGAATAGGACCGTCAACGTTGAAATCCAACCAGATAGACTTTTCGTATCCGTTTACGAATTCTCTCTTTCTAGCGTCATCAAGATCATAGATTCCAAAGTCAACATAGTTATCGCCGATAGGGTTCTTTTCGTCGTAGACCCATCCTACTTCTTGACCAGCTCTTGTCTTAGGAATACCAAGCGCCTCATATACATCATTCAAGAACAAATAACCCTGTGTCTGTAGCTTATTATTCATAAACGACTGTACCTGCTTAAGAAATACCAAGTTGTACTCTGAATCGCGTTCCCAGTTAGTACAAGTTTCGTCGAAGCAGCGTGCGTAGTCACTAGGTACATTAGGATTAGATACTGCTACAGTCTTATTAACGATCTTTTCTTCACCGTTCTCGTCGACCTCTTTTTCTTCAATTTCTTTAGCTTTAATATCATAACGAAGCTCGCGGTCCATCTCTTTGCCAAGACGCTCGATCACACGACTTCTGTAACCCTTAAAGCTAGAATCAAGAGTTGTGTATGCAGCAGCAAGAGCAAGATTTCTCTTACGAATAATGTTATGGGAAGTAAGGATACTCGTGATGGACAGTACACCAAGACCTACAGGAAGTGCATATGCTTTAGCAAGCTTAAGACCCGTCTGTGCGTATACAATACGAGTCTGCTTCTTACACTCTTCCTCTGTAAATTTTTCGCCGTACTTTTCTACGTACATAGCCTGCAATTTAGGCTCATCGAGAACCTGGTGAACCTTTTCGGCTTCTTTCTTTGCTTCTTTAACGATTTCAGCGGCTTTTACAGTAGCTTTACAAGCCAATACTGTAGCAGTTACACCACCAATGATACCAGCCCCAAGTAAGATCTCAGGGCTGTGCTTTTTGAATTTAAATCCAACTTTATGGAAAGCTCTAGATAAGCCTTTTGTGTTAATTTTTCTCATGATTGTCATTCTCCTTTTAATTTATTTTGTAGGGTTTTGGTAAATTCAGAGTATAACCATCGCGTACTTTCAAAACGTCGACTTTCTCGAGATTTACCCATCCCCAATTGTTATAGGTATAGTCACAATCAAGGTGAGCATTCTCGTATAGATCAGCTACCGTTACTACGCCATAAGTCTCGATTATCTGACGCATAGATTCAATGCACTCTTCGGCAGCCTTTCTATCTGCAAAGTACACATCAATGGTGTTTGGCGGATTTCCATGCTTAACACGGTCTATCAAATCATTAATATACCATCTCGCCTTCTCGAGATCTTCGACACCATTCTTTTCATGCCATCTGCAAACATACTTGATGATATTACCAGTATTGAATGCCTCTACGCCTGTAAGTTTTGAAGTGAATGCTTCGATTACGTCTATTACCTCAAGACCAGATTCTGACTGGTAATGCGCGGGGTGAGATACCATTTCTTTTGTTTCTTTCATACCTTTCTCCTTAAATATCAATCTATCGGAGACGGCTTAGGTAACTTGATAATGTAGCCATCTCTTACTCTCTGTACTTCTGCATTACGGAGATTTGTCCATCCGTAACGATTACTTGTATATGGTGCTGTTTCGTCGATCATATCGTACAATTCAGACACTGTTGCGAAGCCGTACTTAGCTATAATATCAACCAACTGGTCTCTAACTGCTTCGGCCTCTCCACGACTCGGGAATACGATCTCATCGTAGTCAAATCTAGTTCTGCTACGAGAATCGTCTGAACGGTCGTCTCTGCGCTCGTAATAATTTCTGTAGGATACCTTAGATCCTAATGAACCACCTTTATGCTTTCCAGTAGTACCATAAATAAGCATTTCGATACCGCCAGTGACAATATCAAATATTGCTTTCTTGATACCAGGAAGTAACACGTCTGTTAAAATATAAGTTTTCACGTTCTTAGCGTCTTCAGCGATAATATTATCGGTTAACTTGGTAATACCACTCTTCTTTTTTAGTTTTACAGGTCCGCTAACAACTTTTTCTGCTTTCTTACGTTCCTCGAGAGCCTTCTTCTGCTCCTCTTTGTAAACGTGTGAATTTGGTTTGTAGTCACTCACTATGTTTCATCCTTTCAAATATGTTAAAAATAAAGAAGAGAAGTATCTGTTTGATACCTCTCCTCTCGGAACAAATTATTCTTCGGTCGTTTCCTCAACGTCCACATAATCTGCTTCAACTACCTCTTCGTCGACTCCTTCGGGTGGAGTTACCTTCCAACCCTTCTTTTCGAGTGCTTTCGCCTTCTTTTCATCGCTCTTACCGAATATCTTCTTGCAGATTTTTACTACTCCAATTCCGATTCCGGTAGCAGCAACGATTCCGACTGCTATAGCACCTTTACTAAGCTTAGGTTTTTCGTTAACCTCCTCTACCTCATAGTTGTCCATAACTTCGAGTTCCTGATTGTTCATGATTTCTGTGTTTTCCATACTGAAAAACTCCTTTCAAATTATTTTTGTTTCCATTAAATGCAATGTAATTTCCGCGAATTAAGTGAAGCTGGAATAGCCGTAAGTAGGTGGATTTACGAAATTAACCACTATACACGGATTTCCATCAAGTAATTGGGCGCTCAGATGCTCTTTAATTTGTCCCTTATCAACTCGCCATCCGAGATTATAGCCCATATCAGTATGAGATAGACCAACTTCATCATAGAAATCGTTCAAAGACACATATTCATTGTTAAGCATCTGATAATTTAACTGATTTATGGCTCTTTTGATATGGTCGATATCGGATTTGAATGTTCTGCCTGTCTGATAGTCCATACATAAGGTTTCACCTTTACCAGTTACGATCACCTCATTTGGACCTAGCGTAGATTTCTCAACTTTATCCTTTGCGAGATTGTCTCTTACAGCTTCTTCTTTTTTAGCGCCGATCGTCTCTACAACTTTCTCACGGTACTCGGTGAATGCCGTTTCTGATAACTTGTAAGCAGCAGCTAAAGCAGCATTGCGTTTTCGATGCTTGGAGCTAGCCAGTATGATACAAGCTGTTGATGTAACTCCTGTTGCGACCGCTGGAATATAACACTTCCAGGTAGCTTTAATTGTCTCTTTGACAGGTAATCGCTGGTCGCTGTCAAGATTAAGCTCTTCGTGTCGTTCTTTCATTAACTCGAGAGCTTTCGGTGTGGCGCGTACAGCAATTACGGTAGTTGAAATCAATCCTGTGATACCAATACCCGTAAGTATCTCTGGACTGTGTTTTCCTAACGTACGTTGTACGCTTTTGAGGAATTTTGGAATTTTTGGTTTGTGCATTTTTATTTTCTCTCCTTTCAATAAATGCCAAAAAATAAAAACCAAGAGACCTAAATGGTCCCCTGGCTCTGATCGTTAGATAGTTCTTCTCTTAATTCGTTTTTAATCTCTTCTTTCATCTCTTTCTGGTTGTGACTGTCGATTACGCTAGACACTATATATGTCAATCCAGCTAAAATCAATCCGGCACCTTTCCAGATAAATGATGGTCCGATTTTAAATTTCTTTTCTTTCATCACTATACTCTCCTTTCATTATAGCCGATGTTATTTTTGCGAGAAAAGCTAAGATACCCTGTTTTCAGAATATCCTAGCGTTTAGAATTAATTACTTGCGCTTAAACGCCGAAACGATTAATCCTGTGTATACGACAGTTCCGAACGCCGCCATGAATGTTAATGCTCCGTTAAGCATGCCAAGGCCGAAAGCCTTCGCACCCGCACGGCGAGCATTTTCGTCATTAACTGCCTCCTCTAACTTCTCGTCATACCATTCATAAACCTTATCTAACATAATAAAGCTCCTTTCATAATTGTTTTCTATAATACGAATTGTAAAACTCGCGATCATCAAATAATTCGTCTATCAAAGCAAGTTTCCCAACGCTCTCTGGGTATCGGTTTCAACTTTAATCCCCACATTATTTGTCTGATAGTTACTGTTGGATATAAGTCGTCCGTACATTCACCAGCACGCTCGTCGAAAAACGTTTTGAATTTAGGGTGTAAGTACAAAATATCAGTCAACCAGGGATCTACCTCTGTCCAGTAGCTACATTTTGACTCACTATCGAATCGTTGTTGTATAACTGCCAAACCTTTATTATCTATTTTGAATAATGTACATCTGTCGTACAATGGGTGGTTACACTCGTATGTAGTTCCATATACAGACAAGAATACTTCTGGTTTTTCGTAGTGATACCGCATAGATCACCTCCGGAGAAGACTAGAAGCGATTGTTCTAACCGCTTCTGCCTCGAATTTAGTTATCCTTCTTTTCGGTTTCCGATTTGTTGTTTTTCTTTGGCATGTGCGCAGCAAGGAATGAGTTGGCGATAGTTCTGTATATCTTGTTATACATAACATATCCACCAGCTACTGCTCCTGTTGCAAATATCAAACAATTCTTCAACATTGTCGTAAACCTCCTTTCTTAACTAGTTTCCATAATATAATTTGTAATTACCGCGAAAATGAAGAGGCTATGACGTACATAACCTCTAAATTCGGAACGTTATCGTTTAAATAACCTTCCAAGATTGCTCACGAAGCCTTTACCCATTATTGTCGTGATAGTTCCTTCTTTCTCAAACTCGAAAGACTTCTTGGTTCCCCAAACCGTTACAATTATCGGCACTGCGATACCAGCAATATCAATGATCAATCTGAATATCGTTAACTTTTTATCTTGTTTCATCTGCTCCTTTTTAAGATAGGTTTCGACTTGTCTACTTTCTGTCTTATCCTGAGCTTCGAAATCAAGCTTATCAAGTTCGATATACCGATCTATCAGCTTGACAGTGCCGTCCTCGGCCGCTTTGTAAGCGTCTGAGCCAACCTCCATGTCTTTCAAAGTTTCCATGTCTCTCTGGATCTCTTCACGTAATAACGTTTTTATGCTCATACTGCATTCCTCCTTTTATTTTTAATTACGTTCCATAATATGCGCTGTTATTCATGCGAAAGATCCGCGTTATGGTCGATTTTTAGCTCTATACGAGTCTTCTTGTTAATCTTATCCAGAACAGCCCCATCGATCTCAAATCGCCATACATCTTTTTCCGGGTTAGAGTGATCGATTTTGAGAACGCCAGAACCAGTCTTAAATACGAAGAATAAACCCGTTAGTGCGATTCCTATGAGCAAACCTCCCAAAAACAATAAAAATTCCATTCCCTTCTCCTTTCGTTTTATTTTGTTTTTCTAAATTTCCAACCCGGGGAATTTTTACGATATAAAAATAACATCGTTTTCTGTCACCTGAGTACGGAAAAATATAAACCTAGGTTAAAACAAAAAGAAGAGCCAATCGGCCCTCCTTTATTTCTTGTCAGAATTCTTCTTTTTATTATCGGTCACTTTGCCAATAACACTTCTCGCCACTAATGCTGGAATGATTATAAAGGCATATTTAACCATAAATACCATCGCGAAGCCTAAAGCTGCTACAATAGCAAGTAAGATCAAACCTGCGATTACAGTCAAAATTACACCAGTTGTTCCCATAGTTTTGGTTCCTCCTATTATAAAAATTTTATTCTATCCATTAAATGGATTGTTTTTCACGCGAAAAGATAGGAGGCTCTGTTAACCTCCCTCTTTTGACTTTCTTATACCTTGTCGGATTTGAATATAAATGCTAATGCTACTAATGCCACTATACATATAACAAACATTTTTATTTTCTCCTTTCGTATATTCCTTCATAATACGACTTGTAAAAAGCGCGAAAAGAAAGAGGGTTCGTTAGCCCTCTCACTTTTACTAGTTAGTACAATTCGTTTAATATTTCTGCTTCTCTTAATTCCAAAGCAAGTAATTTGAGTCTAGCTTCTCGGATTCTCTTCTTACACGCTCTTATAAATGAGTAGGTAGTAGCTAATTTGATTAGCTGTTCCTCCAAATCTATATATCTGTTAAGATCATCTATCCTCTGTTCTATCTCAATACATTCTTTGAATAATTTCTTCTTTTTAAAAATTTTAAACATAGTTTAATACCTTCCTTTCATTAAACGCTATGTAAAAATCGCGAAAAGGTAAGACCCTATGTGGGCCTTGCTTTTATCATAACTGATCTCCGATTTTCTCCATGAAAAATTCATAAGCTTCAAGAACGTTATCTGTGAGTGTTCCAAAACATTATAAAATATGAAATTGTCTGACACAACGAGAAATATTTACCAAGAGGAGATAATTATGTATAAAGAATATCCGGTATTTTACAATTACGAAACTTTAGAATATGATCGGAAATCACGATTCGATGATCCGTACTTATCCGTCGAAGAAGTTCTGGAGAAGCACGAAAGAATGATTAAGGAATATGCTGAGCGGCATTTAAGTGGTCCTATTCCAGAAGAAAACAAATATAAAGAAGTCGGTAGCGGTGAATCGATAGATGATCGTCCGGAAATGATACGATTACTCAAAGCTATAGAGAGTCCTAAAATCAAAGCCATAATCGTAGTCGATGTTCAACGTCTTAGTCGTGGTGATTTAGAAGACGCTGGTAGACTGATAAAACTATTACGTTATACAAATACGTTCGTAATTACACCAGGCAAGATATATGATTTAAGAGACGAGTATGATAGAGATGCGTTCGAACGAGAATTAAAACGTGGTAATGAATACTTGAATTATTTTAAGAAGATATCATTACGGGGTAAGCTTGATAGTATTAGAGAAGGTAATTACATCGGGTCTGTAGCTCCGTACGGATATAGACGTATAACTAAACAAAACGGAAAGAAAATATGCCACACTTTAGAAGAAAGAAAAGACCAAGCTGATATCGTTAGACTAGTATTCGAATGGTATTGTAACGACAATATTGGTGTTACCGCAATATGTAGAAGACTGGAAGCGATGAAGGTTAAGACTCCTGGCGGAACTAATATATGGAGAACACCGACGATATTTACGATGCTCGAAAACGTTCACTATATCGGGTGCGTACGTTGGAACTGGAGAAAGACGATAAAGATAATCAAAGACCAAGAAGTAAAAGAATTAAGACCTAAAGCAAAGATAGGTGAATATCTAGTCTTTAATGGCAAGCACGAAGGTATTATATCAGAAGAGATGTTCAATAGAGCAAAAGAAATAAGAGGTAACCGACATCGTGCTAGGACGGATACTACTCTTAAAAACCCTCTAAGCGGTATATTGATTTGTAAGAATTGTGGGTCAAAGATGGGATATAACACATATAGAAGAAAAGGAGTCGAATACGCCAAACCGCGTGTAATGTGCAATAACCAGGTCCGCTGTAAAACCGGCTCCGCTATTTACGACGAGGTTATGGAACGTGTTTGCGACTCCCTAAGGGATATTATAGACGATTTCGAAGTTCG